CAAAAGTTAGTCACTGCGTTAGAGTTTCGTGGTAAAGAAAAAGAACAAGATGCTAAATTTGATTTAGAAAAACTTACATTAGCAAGAGAGAAAAGAAAAGACGCATTACTAGGGTTAGGATTTGAAGAAGATTATTTAGATGCCTTTGGTCAATTCGCATTAGAAAGTGATGAAAATACAGCAACTTGGCTACAGATGAATGAAACTCGTTATGGTACACCTTTTTGGATGAGCACCCCTATAAAGCATCATCATGATGAAAGCTATATTGGTAAAACAGTTCAACAACTTCAGCTAGATTCTTTTAGTAAAAATAAAACTTTTGATAATAAAAAGGTAGTTAATAATATTAAGAATGAAAATAACTTAACTGATAATGTGGCTGATAGCCAAGTTAGCGATACCTCTATAAGTGGTAATAGCGTATCTAATACAACAGGAGGATATGGGTCCCCAATATTTTCAGATGCAGAATTTTTCTTTGGTAAAAAGCAATTTAGAACAGGAGAACCTAAAGTATTTATAGGGGAAAATGGTCTTAAAGTAACTGCATTTCAAGTAGAGCAAACTCCAGGAGAAGGAGATTATGGGTCTACTTATTATGTCAATACTAAAAATGGCCATCAGACTCTGCCTAATGTATTTGGTAATAGTGAGTATTTTGATATTACTACAGAGACAGGCAAAAGATTCGCTAACGAATATTTCCCAACTACAAAAACTGAAAAGCCTATGTCATTTCATATGTCAATAGGCGGCAATGCGTATGTACTACATGGGTACGAAACAACGACTAGTGATAATAAAGTAAAGCAAACAATAGAGTACATGCCGTATGCCTTAACTTCAAAATATCCTGATCTTGTAACCTCAAAGTATATTGCATCTGAACCAGCGGTTGAGGGTGCACCTGATGTTCCAGGAGCAGGGTTTATGACACAACCTGATATGCAATATTATTCATATGATGTAGGAGAACTGCGTAATAATCTTCAAGCGGCAAATTTAAACTTTACTCTTAATGCCTTTAATGAAGGTAAAGCAGATGAATTTGAATTAGCAAAGACAATATCTGGTGCAGAAGAGCCTAGACCATTAAAGTTAATAGATAGAAACAGAATAAAAGCATTAAATATAGCACCGTCTTCAGGTTTTGACTTTAATAATCAGCAATTAAATTACAATAAATTTGATGATAGCTATTTTATAAACGTATTTGGTAATACATCTACTGATAAAATAAAGAAAAATTTGATTACAAATATATCTGATCCTGTATTTGATGCTTGGGCGAATAGAAGTATTAGTCAAGAAATTAATGATGCCTTAGGTATAGATGGAAATTCTGATAGTGTATCTGCACCTACAGTGGGATCTAAAATAGGATTATTTACAGATCAAGTAGCATCTAATGTTAGATCTTACTATTCAGACTTAGCTAAAAGTTTAAGTGATGATCAATTTGCTGAATTTGTATCTCAGGCACCTAATCGTACAGTTCAAGGGGAACCTTTAACAAAAGAAAATATTGATGCCTGGGCATTAGAGTCATTATCTGAAATAACAAGCTTTGAGGATTTAATGGATTTTAACAATAAAATAAATGAAACCAGACTAGCAGACTTTGATACTAGCGTTAGCAATGCGATAGGTAGTATAGAGGGTGCTAATGGTGATGTAGCAACAGGTATGTCAATAATAGATGGTATTATTTTAAATAATATGGCTCAAGATTTAAATACTGATTTATTAGGTGCAGAATTATTAATTGCATTTAACGGAGATGCTACCCTTGCTAACTTAGTAAATAACAACTATGTTGCAGAGAAAATAGCACAGCTAGACTCTAGTACTTTACCTGAAAAAGCTATAGGGGAAATCGACAAAGAGCAAGAAGAAAAGACTAAGAATTTAGAAGCTATAGATGTAGAAGAATGGTTAAGACAAGATTCTGTAGATGCTATGCCTAAAATACCTTCAGAGGCTGCAGATTGGAGAAAATCAAATGCTTCAGATTCAAGTGTTAAAACTGCTGCAGGCGGTCAAGGGTCTTTATTTGAGGAGTCTACAGGATTCCAAATATTTAAGAGTCCTGACTTAAAACCTGGTCATGTAGAAGCTAGACCGGGAGGGGATAGCCCAACTGCAAATGCAGGATTGGGTAGTAAGACAACACAAAACTGGGATTTACTATACGGTAAAACACATAACGCAGACGGAACACCAAAAACAGAGGAGTAATTATGACAGAAGAGGAAATTAAAAAATCTCTTTCTGGTTCTTTACAAAAAGCTGTAAATAAAAATGAACAAGAGAGAGATAAAGATGATCAGCCATTTTTACCTAAAGTTGCAAAAACATTAGAAGATATTGCAGTTCAAACTGCAGGCGGTATAGTTGATGCTAGTGAATCTGCATATAACTTTGTAGTGCCTAAAAGTATGGAAGTAGAGTACAGCGATATAGTCCCTGAAGCAGAAACACCAGTTGGAGCATTTATAAGACCTGCTGCTCAATTCTTTATACCTTATACAGGAGCATTTAAAATAGCCAAAGGTGGTTATATGTATGTTAAAAATGCTAAACAGCTAAACTCAACTGTAAAAGACTTAGTTGCAAAAGGTATTAAAAAAGAAAATATAATAACTAAAAAGAGTAAAGATGGTCAAAAGTTTGTATTTTTAGAAAAAGGAAAAGTAAAAGAAAAAGTGACTGTACCTAAAACTGAAACAATAAAAACTAAAACAGTTAAAGAAATAGAACCTAAAACTTCTAATGATGTCCTTATGCTACAGCTTGGGGGAAGTCCAAAAACAATAAGTATTCCCGGTAGAAAAAAAGTAACTTTTGATAAACAGGTCGATAGAGTTAGAACAACAACAAAAAAGGTAGATGAAAAACCTATTAAAACATCTTTAACAAAAGGTGAAACTGCGGGTATTGCAATAGGTGCAGGTGCCTTATCTGATGCAATAGCTTTTGCACCTTACGATCCTAATCTTGCAGACTTTTTAGTAAGATTTCCTGCTACAAAAAATTCTTTAACCCAATGGTTACAAACAGATCCTAATGGAGATCCTGGAATGGAGCGTTTAAAAAATGCTATATCAGGAGGCATACCTTCTGTATTTATACCTGCGTTTTTAGCAGGGGTATCTAAAGGTTTTGTTTGGAGTAAAAATAAAATAGGTAAAACGGGTGCAGACTTTTTATTAAAAAATCCAGAACCTAAAGCAGGGCAAATATATATCAATTCAAAAGGCGATAGAATTCAAATATTAGATATACTAGAACCTAAGCCTAAATCAGGAGTGACTACTAGAACAGTAAGAACTAAAAATTTAGATAACCCTGATAGGACAGTTGGAACAAATTCTTATGGTACATTTGTAGATCGTATAAAAGACGGTACATTTAGATTACAAGATGCAGGAGGCAAAGCAACTAAAGGTATAATAAGTGCAGAAAAAACAACCACCAAGGGTGCACCTAAAAAAGTTAAAAGTAAGACAGAAGAGGAGGCTAGAATAGAAGAGCAAACGGAAAGTGCATTTCAATTAAAACCAAAAGATAGCAAATTTACTGTAGGTCGCCAAATAGCTGAAAAACCAAGTACTGCAGAAAAATTAAAGTTAAACTTTTTTAATAGTAGTGTGGTAAAGAAATTTACTATAGATTTTTTAGATAGTAATAGAGGTTTAAAATACCTAGAAGATGCAGCTAGTAAAAAAGGAGTAGATCTTGCAAGACTTAAAAATTTATATAGTGAAGGACTAGGTGTATACCAAGAAGCTAGATTCTTACCTGCTATAGGAGGTATGGTAGAGCACTTTTTATTTAAAGGTACTTTTAGATATAACAATGCAGGACAAATGGTAGGTACAGCTAATGATGGACTACAAGGTCTTTTACAAAAAAGTTTGGGTAAAAAATATGATGCAGATGAGTTTTTTAATTATCTAGGAACTAAAAGCGTTTTATCTATGAATAAAGCAAAGTTTGAAGGTCTTTTTCCTAATGTAAAACTAAGAGATCAAATAAAAAAAGATGCTAGGATAGGAGACGCTATACCTGAATACCAAACAGCTTTAAAAGAAATAGATAGATTTAACAGAGAGTTAGTAGACATAGCAGTAGACGCACAACTAATATCAAGAGAGACTGCAGATAAGTTATTAGCTGCAAGAAAACACTATGTGCCTTTATATAGAGATATGTCTCTAGATGATAGTTTTCTTTCTAGGGCACGGGGCGGTGGCACTGCAGTAAAAAGAAAACTAGAAGCTAAAGTACCTATAGGTTTTGGTAAAGATGAGCTACCTTTAAAAAATCTATTTGATAACTATGTAGAAAACATAAATAGTATTATCACAGCCTCTTATAAAAATAAAGTATTAGCAAATACATTTGATCTTATAGATGCAGGTAAATTAGATAAGTGGGCTAAGAGAGCAGAAGGGCAAGGTAAAAAGAAAACTGTAGTTACTTTAAAAAAAGAAGAGCTGCAAACACAAGTATTTAAACAGAAAGGTGTTGAATTAGATCCAGAAGATCTAGAAGATTTAGATAATTTAAGTTTATTTAGATCTGAAAAAATGCAATTAAAAGAAAGAGAATTTGTTGTATTTAGAAAAAATAAACAAGGAAAAATAGAAAAGACTATTTATGAAGTTGAGAATCCTCTTTTATTTGCAACATTAAATTCAATTAGCCCTAAACAATTTGCTACAGCAAATGCCTTTGTAAGAATAGCTAGAGATTTTAAAAACTTATTAACAAAAGGTGTTACTATGGACCCTGGATTCTTTGCAGGTGCTAACGCATTAAGAGATACATTCTCTGCAGCTATATTATCTAGAAATAAATTTTATATACCTATACTCAGCACTGCTGTAAAGACATCCCAAAGATTTCAAAGCAATTCTAAAGTTACTTTAGCAGATGGTACTGTAACAACAAATAAAGAATTATATCAAGAGTTTCTTTTAAATGGTGGATCTTTTGGTTCTACATTATGGAGAGGAGAAGTATCTGAGGGATTCTTAAAAGAATTTCATAGAAAACTAGGATCTAATTATGGCGATGTATTAGATAGACCTAAAAAATTTATAGATAGATATGGCGATGTAGTCACAGGTTTTGAGAACGCTTCTAGATTTACAGAATTTGCCATGCTAAGAGCAAGAGGCATATCAGCAAGAGAAGCTGCATTTGCAGCTAGAGAAGTGGCTGTAGATTTTGGTATGCATGGCTCTAACCAATTCTTTAGAAACTATGCATCTACAGTACCTTTTTTAAATGCAGGCATACAAGGTATTTATAGAACTGTAAGGGCAATACAAAACCCTGCAGAAAGAGCAGCGGTAGGTGCAAAAATAGCAGCTTTTGTAGGAACGCCAACTTTGTTACTATATATATTAAACAGAGGAAATGAAGAGTATAACAATACTGCACAGCAAATAAGAGATTTAAATTATATGATACCTATTGGTGACGGTAACTTTATAAAGATACCTAAACCTTTTGAATTTGGTGCAGTAGGGACAATATTAACAAGCACGCTTGAAACTTTTGACGGAACTAAAGAAGCTGATGATTTCTTTTTAACAGCTTGGACTGTGCTTAAAAATCAATTTAGATTATCTGCAGTCCCTCAGGTTATATCACCTTTACTAAATACAGCATTTAATAAAACATTCTTTGGATCTCCCATTATACCAGAAAATATGAGGCACAGCTTGCCTGACTATGGTCAATCATACCCTTGGAGTAGTAATGTAATCACATCAGCTATAGAAAATGCACCTCCTAATATTAGAAAATATTTAATGTCCCCAATTAAATTTGAAAACTATTATAGAGCGTACACAGGTGCTGTTGGTGGATACATACTAGACTTGATAGATTCTACAGTAGATATATTTAATGATAACAAAATGCCAGATAAAAGATTAGACGAGTTGATATTTGTTAAAAGGTTCTTGCAACTAGACCCTAATAAATTTACACAAGCAGAAGCGGATTTCTATAGACTTAGAAAAGAAGCTGATAGAGCAGTCAATATAGCTAAAAAATTCAAAGATGAAAATAAAATACAACTATTACAAGAGTTATATGAAGATGAAGAATTTGCAAAATTATTAGGAGTAAGTCCTAAACTTGAAAAGATTGCAGCAAGCGTATCGGCAATTAATCAACAAAGAAATCTTATTATACAGAATAAAAGCCTTAGTTCGACAGAAAAAAGATTTAAAATAGATCTACTAGAAGGATCTTTAGCAGATTTATTTAATCAGTTTATGGACGAAATAGAAGCAAATGATTTAGGTTTATAAGGAGGAATAATGTTAAATATGTTAATAGGACCCATCGCAAATATGGTGGGCGATACAGTCAAAGGCTTCGTGGAGACTAAGAAAGCAAAAGCAGACTTAGCACTTACGGAAATAAAAGCACAGAAGTCGCTTAAGGAACAGCAGATAGCAGGAAAAGTTAAGTGGGAAGCTAGTGCTGTAGACCAAATGAAAGGGAGCTGGAAAGACGAATTTGTTTTACTAGCCCTGATGGTTCCAGCAATTTGTGCATTCCTTCCTTTTATGCAGCCACACATAGAGCGTGGGTTTCAAATTTTGGAAAGTTTACCTGAGTATTATACCCATTTATTATACCTTGCCTGCAGTGTCAGTCTAGGGGTTAGGGCCGCACCAGGTATCAAGGGTATGATTAGTAAAAATAAATAGGAGAAAATATGGTAGATGTAATGAAAGCTGAACTGATGCAACGGATTAAGGAGCATGAAGGCTATAGACTAGATCCATACCACTGCACAGAAGGATTTTTAACAGGGGGCTATGGTCATAAAATATTACCAGGAGAAGAGGTTCCTACAACTAAAGAAGGTTGGGATAATTTATTTGAGAAAGACTTTAATAAAGCATGGGATAGTATGGAGAGATTATGTGCAGAGCATAGTCTTGATATACCTAATAAAGCAAAAGGCATTCTATGTGAAATGATTTTTCAAATGGGTTTTGCAGGTGTCAGCAAGTTTCGTAATATGATTGTTGCCCTACAAAATAATTCGTATACGACTGCGGCATCCGAAATGTTGGACAGCCGTTGGGCAAAACAGACCCCCAATCGGGCACAAGCACTAAGTAAACAAATGGAGGAAGTATGATAACAGAATATATATCAAAAGCTACAGATAAATGGAAGGGTCTTAATAAGAAAGGCAAGACTATTGTAGTTGCTGTGGCTGTAATTATAGTAATAGCTTTAGTACAAACAATTTAATGAAAAAGAAATCTAAGAAGCCTAAACCTGCATCTCGTAAACAAGATAGGGAAGGGCTTCTTAGAATGTTAGGAGTAAAATATGGCAACAGAATCAATAGAAAGTCTAAAACAACCTTTGATGTCTCAAATAGTAAGAGAGCAACCTGAAACTAATATGGAAGGTAATGTTACAAATACTTCCATTGTAAAAAACTTGTTAGATGCTATGAGAGATATTAATTTTAATGATTTAGTAACTACATTTGCTGATATGTCAGCAGTTAAAAGCCCTGTAGAAACAGACACAGAAGCTACAAAAGGATTAATGGCAGAAGTTAAAACACCCCCTACGCCAAAAGAAGTACAAGACTCTCAGCCACAAGAGCAGCAAGAGTTCATCGCACCTGAAGCACCGACACCCACTTCAGATGCTATGAAAATGAATCAAGTATACAGACCCCCTGCAGCTGTAGAAGAGAATACTGATACAGGTTTAATGACTGCAGTTTAAAGTGCATTTACTAGACTTGTAAGTTCTTCATCAAAAGAGTGAGTCCGGGACTTGCAGTGACTCACTATAGCATTTATTAAACTAGGATAGTACCCTTTACCTAATCTTTTAGTAACTTCTTTATTAGGCAGGGATTCATGATCAACTACCACAGCCCCTTTGTCAGTTATAAGGACTGTGGTTTTAAATAAGACAGCAGTGCCTTTCATTATTTTTTCTTATCGCCTTCCTGCACAAACTCAGGTTTTATCTTTGGATCTAGTTTAGGCAACTTAGTTAGTAAAGCTATCGCCTGCACTACTTCTGCGTAAGGTCTTGTAAACATGTATTTTAATATACTGTTTATCTGTTCTTGAGTTATTAAATAATTATTGTCCATCTTCCTCCTGTAGTGTATATACCATATATCTTTTATACGAAAATCCTTGAAGCTGATCTGCTTCACTTCTAATCTCGACTAATCTCCGTGCTGTTTCAATATCATCAAAATGTGCTATCACATCATGATCTACCTTCTCTAAAGTTTTATATTCAGTTGCCTCAACAACTACATATTTAGGTCTTATTACATAGCTGGTCATTGTGTTTGTTTTAACTCTCCTGCTATAGCACTATAAGCAGCCATATCTATATAAGTATCTTCAGTTACCTTACCCGCCTTTGTCCTAGCCATCTTAAGTAAGGTCATCATCAAAGCAACATCATGTCCTGTAATATTAACATTTAAAAATGCAGACCAAAGCCTGGCTATATTATTATGCATAACCTCTTTATCTCCATACTCTTTTGCCCTATCTCCTGATATAAGTTCATCAGCTATATTCAGCAACTCATTTGCGTTTTTCATATTTCTTTTTTAACTCCTTAATATTTATTGTTTCTAAATCGTATTCACCTTTGTCTACGTTTCTTTTTACTATTAGTCCACTCCACCACAATCGTTGTGAAGCTTTAGCAAAAGGTTCTCTATGATGTAAATAGCATCCTGCATTCAACCCCATAATCTTTCTACCATTATGCATAGATCTGATTGCATAATCAAATAAATGCGAATGCCCTACAGTAGCTGATTGAAAGTTCTTTTTCAATAAGTTAGAAGCTACATAATCTCCACTAATAGGTTTACCCATCACACCACTCGCTATATTATGGCAATATAATATACCATCTACCTCTATTATCCTTTCATATTCATGAACCTCCCATCCATACTCTTCAAAAGGTATGTCACTTACGCTTAGTTTACCATCCAACTCTGGATTGTCTTCAACAAATTTAGTTATTCTATATTCATGGTTACCCTCCAACATTATCTTTTTACATTTCTTAACTTTTAAATGTTTGTTAAAATTATGCAGTGCTTCTTCTGCATGATCTATCTCCCTACTATATCTTCTCCCCTCGAAAGCTTTCTTTCCTCTATCAAAATGTGATAAGGAATCCATATTTACCCAATCTCCCAGGCATATTATAACATCAGGCTTTACCTCATTAGCAAACTTAGCTGCCCAAATAAACCTATCATTACTTACACCCATTTTTACATGAGGATCTGGTATAATTAAATGCGTAGTCATTAGTGTAATTTCTCCCTTCTACGTTTTAGTATCTCATCAAAGCTAATACTATGCTTATCTTTTTGTTCGTGCATAGCATCAATGCCATATTCAAAAATCCAATTAGGATCATCTATAGCTGCTTTGACCATACCATATGCCATTGTTAGTGCTACTGCATAATTTTCTACTTTAGGCATATTAGTAGGTGGCAGTACGTTACATTCATATCCTTCGTCAGTAGGATCTATTGAAATAAAAATAGGTAGTTTCTTTTTATCAGGCATGCTTCTCCTTTATTAAATAAATAAAATGTTCTGCATTAACTACAACTAAAGGCTCATGCTGATTCATCTTTATGACTGCTATTGCAGTCTCATCTTTTTTTCTGTGACTATTTGCTTGAGACATAATATCATAGATACCCTTAAGAGTTTCTTTATTCTTACACTCAATACAATAAGGTATAAGTTCTTTTGCCTTTGTAGATAACTTTATATCAACACCAGACTCTCCCATAACAGCACCTGCCACATCATCTTCTGTTAATCCAGGAAAAGACTCAAGCAATTTTTCTTTTACCCAATTTTGTAGCCTTCTACCTTTTGCTTTTCTACTCCTGGTTTTCATTTTCCTCCCTAGGATTGTTTACCTTAGTATACCAAACCCATTTAGGATTTAGTGCTTTTGATTGTTGTTGCGGTAAGTATTGCAGCTCAGCACCCCAACAAGGTTTCTTGTATGCACAAAATCTACACTCTAATCCTAGAGTTCTATTACCTGTAGTCTTTCTATTAAAAGTTTCTTCTTGATCTTCAAAAAGTCTTTTGAATGGTGCATTTGATTCTAAAGCTTCTATATTTTTTTGTGCTAGTTCTATAGCATCTTTAGAATGCTTTTCATCAGACAAAGGAGTTTCAGTAATAGCCCACTCTCCTGTAGATTTATTGATAGCTATCCAGCCACCAAAGTCTGTATCTTCTGACTTAGAATATAAATATCCTTGAGATACATATCCAAAAGTATCTTGTTTTAAAATCGCATCAAACCCTCCCTCGTCACTAAATTTATTATCAAATGCCCAAGGTGATGCACTCTTTATATCCCAAATTTTATTCTGTATTTTAACATCATATGTACCTTTGATAGTATTTTTACCCAACTTTAATTTAACTTCTTTTTGTAAATCTTCTATGCGTATACCTGCAGCTTTCATTATAGCAACTGCAGAAGCTTCTATAAGATCACCGAACAAGTTTCTCATCTTAGTATTATAAGGCATAGTCTCAGGCTCTGCACCTGACTTTTCCATTTGTAATTGGCATAAAGGTCTGCCAATACTAGACATTCTTATTCTAAATTTATTCTCCCTAATATCGGTAAATTGTTTTTTAAAAGCTTCTTTACATGCCTCACCAAATTCATTGACAATTTGGCTAGATATGTCCACAGAGGCTTTATTAGCCTCTGTGAGGAGCATTTGTACTCTATTTAAAATAGAAGACATTAAGTAGCTAAGAACTCTTCTGGACTATCTTCAGTAACAGCCTCAACTATTTTAGCACTATCTGCATCACTTTTAGTAGTAGCATTGGCTTGCTTCCATTGCTCTGATACTTTTAAGTTTTCTTCATTTATAAGATCATTAAACATATCCATATGTTCTAAATCCTTTTTAGAAAACTCTACTTGCTTATCATCAACACCTATAGAAGCTATGTAGAATATGTTATCACCATTCTTTTTTCTTTTGCTAGAAAGATTTAATACATGATTAAACATCAAACTATTTCTACCTTTTAAACCCTTTAGTGTTTCACCTATAGGTTTAAAGTTCATACCTGTGACTCTCCAAAGAACAGGCATTTCTTTAACTGCTGTAGCATCACCATTTGCTTTTGTACATTCCATACTTAGCAAACCATACACAAGTCTATAGCACTTGATATTTTTTTGTAAAGACTGTCATTTTTATAAATATCAGAAATTTTAATATGAACTCTTATGTTATTTCTAATCGGCTCACATATTACTAATCTAGATTTAGTCTTTATTACAATAGATTTTTTAGGAGCAAAATCGTGCCTCCAAATATACGAAGCGGCTGACCTAATGCCATTAAGGCACATGCTTGCCTCACTTCCATCTGCATTAAAGAATTTTACAGAGAAATCATGATTATCTTTTGTGGGGACATTGATTAAAATTAATTGATCAAAGCCAATCCCACAGTTTCTGTCTGAGAGTTTTTTAATAAGAGATTTTCTTAGAACT